CCTGCATCGTGCTTGATTGCGGGTGTGCCGATGGTGTGACGGATTACTATGTTGGGTGGTGATTGGAGGTATGACACATGGAATCAATCGACAAGCTGCGCGAGTACGGGCATGACTGCTGCGCACGCATTGACGATGCGATACATGATTACTGCGACGAAATCGAGCGCGAAATCGCCGAGCGTTACATACTGCTGCCCGTGGACGCGGAGGGCGTGCCGATACGTGTGGGGGATGTTGTCGAGTTTGGCGAATACCGAAACAAGGGAATCGCCAAGGCAGTCAACGAGCGTATGGTAATCGCCATGCGCATTGATGACACATGCACCAACTACGCGAAGTATGGTCTGCTCTGGGATGCCGACTCATGCCGCCACGTCAAACCCCGCACAATCGAGGACGTGCTGCGCGAGTTCAGCGATAAATGCTGCGTGCATACCCGTGACGAATTGAACCTAATTCCCGAGCTGATTGCCGACTACGCCGACGAGCTGCGGAGCATGGGGGTGGGCGTATGAGCGAGACTTTATTGCCCTGCCCGTTCTGCGGGGGCGAAGCGAGAATATTCGCATTGCAAATTGGAAAAGGTTGGCGCGTTGTGTGCAGCAAGCCGTTCTGCGCACAAGGGCCAAATGGCTACACCGAAGCCGAAGCCATCGCAGCCTGGAACACCCGCGCCGAGCGGACGTGCGAATGCGTCGCCGAATACGCGAAATCACCGATTGACGGCAAGACTATCGTGTTGCACCGATGCTCCGCATGCCATGAGCTGATGCTGCCACATATGGCATACTGCCCGAACTGCGGAGCGCGGGTGGTCGAATGAAAATGACGGAGAGCGAAGCACTTAGCTTCATCGGAAGCTTGCTCATGCGCATGATGGGAGTCTTGCTGGTTATTGCAGATTGCGTCGTGGCGAACGGCAAGCAGCGCGATTACTTCATGAAGCAGCGCGACTGGTACGTGGGGACGCAAGACCTCATGGAGATTGGCGAAGCAGTAGACGAAGCCATGGAGGTGGGCGAATGAGCGAGTACATCATCGAATACGACGATTCGCTGGAAATCGACATGTTTACCCGCGCCGACTTGCGCGAGGAAATCGTGCGCTGCCGCGATTGCAAGCACTACAGAATCGTTGACGAAGTTCACTACATGGATGGCGACGGATGGGACGACATACCAGTTTATGGCTGCACGTATCTAGCACTTGCACACGCTCGAATAGACGATGACATGCAAGAGCCTCAAGATCCCGACGGCTTCTGTGCCTGGGGTGAGAAGAGGGAAGCATGAGCGAGTACATCATCGGAATCGAAGGGACGCTGCACGAGGATTACATCGAACTTGCGCCGAAGATTAGCGGCGAAATAATCCGCTGCCGCGACTGCAACAGCCCATCGTTTGACGAGTTCGGCGGCGGATGGTGCAACGAAAACTGCCGTGAGGTCAAACCTTTGGACTTCTGCGCGTGGGCATCCCGCGCAGACAAACGCTGATAGACAACTACGTTGTTAGGCGTTTGACTCCATTGGAATGCGAGAGGTTGCAAGGATTCCCTGACAACTGGACGCTCATACCGTACAGGGGCAAACCAGCCGAGCAATGCCCAGACGGGCCGCGCTACAAGGCGTGCGGAAACTCGATGGCGGTACCGGTGATGCGATGGATTGGCGAGAGGATTGACATGGTAGATGGGATTATCAATGGTCGCTAGGGAGAGGTTCGTCCAGACCAGAAAAGCGGTCATAGAACTGAACGCGATCAAGGCGAAGCTGTCAGAGTCCGGCGACGATTGGCGACCTGATGGCATACCTTCAAGCGAGACGCCAGACCCGACGGCGAACCAGGCGACATACAACGTCGATGTGCTTGGCGATTTGCTCGAACGACTGCGCAACCGCGAGGGAGAACTCGAAGAGTTCATCGGTGGGACGCTCGAACTAATCGAGCACGTGAGACGTGGACTCGGCGATGATTACGCAAACATCCTGGATTGGCGATACATCGACGGACTCACATGGGAGCAGATTGGCATCGCTTCTACCACGGGCAAGCGCAAGGCATCAATCGCGTTCGATTGGATTGATTCATTGGGCATGACGAAACTTCTGAGGGGTGAGTATGAAATCTAACCTAGACGAGTACGCTGAGAGCGGCACGCTCGAACGCAAGATAATCGACCAGCACTTCAAGGGCAAACCGCCGTCTACGATTGACTTCGAGCTGCACCTACTGGATGGTCAAGCACGCAGGACGGTCATCGCCTACTGGGCTTTCGACAAGGCGTCGCACTACCGTCACCATGTCCGAAAGCGTACAGATGTTGCAAGTGGTCTGGTAAATGTGTAAAATTGCTACCGTGGATATTTGTAAGCCGCTCAGAGATGGGCGGCTTTTTTTTATTGGGGGCAAGGATGCGCGACATGATTCTCAACTGTGCAAGGCGCGTCAAGAAAGACACGACAATGAAACGTGCGTTCCTCCGCGCAATCGGCGTGAAGATTCCCAAGGAGAAATACGTCACCATCAACGTTGACGAATCGGATGACATTCGGGAATGCTTCGAGAACCGCGAGAGGGTGAACCTGTGACGCGTGTCGGCAGGAACACGGGGACATGGAAGAAGCTGCGTCTCCAGTGTTTCAACCGCGACAAGTCGAAGGACGCTCCGTGTTGGATTTGCGGCGGGAAGATTGACTACTCCGTTAAACCTTCGAGCACTGATGGCTCATGGGAGCCCGACCACAGATTCACGGTCAAGTCTCATCCAGAGTTAGCGGAGATTCCCGAGAATGTGTTTCCCAGCCATCGCAAATGCAACAGATCGCGACAGGACAAGGCGGGGGTAAACACGATGGGAAACCGCTCTCGGAGGTGGTAGGGGTGTCGGAATCTTGGCGATTTTCGCAACCAAGACATTTTGCCCGCCTGCAATCTTTTAACCCTCCGAAGTCGTTTTTACCAAGGGGACATCATGTCAAAGACGATAGCAAACGCCGTAGAAGCCAAAAACTGGCCGCTCGCACGGCAACTTACCGCTCTTAAGGTCGCAAAAGCGATGGACAACACCGAATCGTCGCGGGAAATCAAGGCACTGTCGCTGTCGATGGTCGAGTTGATAGCCGAATGCGAGAAGGATTCGGAATCCAAGCCGAAGAAACAGGCGAAACTCGCCACAATCTGCTCGACACGTTACGCGAAGATGGCGAAGGATGCGTAGTCGCGGCATAACTGAGCCGCGAATCTACACGCCGCCATTGCGCGAACTTACAAACGACACGACACTCGGTTACGACGCGATACGGTTCGCCGAGGAAGTGCTCGAAATCAAACTTCTGCCGTGGCAGCGATGGCTTCTAATCCATGCGCTCGAAACGGTTGACGATGATGACGGCGCGTGGTCGCTCAGGTTTCAGACGGTCATTGTTTTGGTAGGGCGGCAGAACGGCAAAACCACCATCGGATCGATTCTCGCGCTGTTTTTCTTGTACGTCGTCGGCGCTGGTTTGGTGCTGGGAACTGCCCAGGACGTTTCACAAGCCGAGGACACCTGGCAGGAATGCGTGGACATGGCGCAAGCCGACGAGGAACTTGCCGAAGAGATAAAGCACGTTTGGTACACGAACGGTTCGAAGAGGTTGCAACTCGAAGGCAATAGGGATTACCGCGTCCGGGCGAGTAACCGCAAAGCTGGCCGTGGTAAGTCTGCCGATTTGGTTCTGCTCGACGAATTACGAGAGCATCAGACGTGGGAAGCGTGGTCCGCTCTGTCGAAAACTGGCATGGCGAAGAAGTCAGCTCTAAGGTGGTGTATGAGCAACGCGGGGGATGGAACGTCCGTCGTGTTGCGTCATTTCAGAGTCAAGGCGCACGCGTTGTTGGGTGACCCCGATGAAATAGCATCGTCGATAGATATTGCACCCGACGACCTGGAAGATTCGGCAATCGGCCTGTTTGAGTGGTCTGCACCACCCGACGCCGACAAGCACGACGTCGACGCATGGGCACAGGCTAACCCCTCGATGGGCTACACCGTGCCGATTAAGAACCTACGGGCCGCGTGCGCCGACGACCCCGATGACGTGTTCAAAACGGAATGCTTATGCCAATGGCTCACCGTCTCGGTGACTCCACCGTTTCCCGTTGGTGCGTGGGAAGCTGGCATCGACAAAGACTCGAACATAGCCGTCGACTCTCCATTGTGGTTCGGCGTTGACATATCGGACGATAGAAACAGATCGTCAATCTCGGTATGCGGACTCAGGAGCGATGGGAATTACCACGTCGAGCTGATTGAATACCGCGCAGGCGTCGGTTGGCTCCAACAGTGGTTTGCTGAGCGCGTGCAGGATTACAAGGGCATGAAAGTCGCGCTCCAAGCGAAGGGTGCTCCCGTTTCGAGTTTCGCCGACATAATCGGAGCGGTCGATGGCGTGGAAATCGTGCCTTGCCAGGGCAAGGACGTAGCCGGATGGTGCGGCATGATGTGGGACTCGGTTGCAGCTTGCGACCCTGAGTCCAAGTCTGAGACTAAGAAGGTCATGCACCGACCGCAACCCGCGCTGGATTTGGCGGCGAACATAGCCGCTACCCGTCCGTTGGGTGATGGCGCGTGGGCGTGGGACAGGCGAAAGTCGATGGAGGATATATCGCCACTCGTGGCGGCAACTATGGCGTTAGGGGCCGCTACAGCGCGTCAGGCGTCGAAATATTACGAGTCAGCATACGAACGACATGGGGTGATGGTTGTATGACCGTTCTGTTCTCTTCTGACAGACCGCTGCTGAGGGCCGAAAACCTCAAGGCAGTATGGGACGCATACGACGGCGAAAAAGAGTTCATACAGTACATTCCCAAGGCGTGCAAGGCGCTCTCGGACCGCTACTCCGTGTTCGTGGTCGATTGCACACCGCAACACTCGCCGACCAAGGGCGACGTCAAGACCGTGTTCGTCAGTCATGGCATGACAGGCGATAAGAAGTACGGCCTGGACTTCACCGAGGGTCACCGAGCAGGTTGCTCACAAGTGGACTACGCGATATGCACGACCGAGTATGCACGCAAGCGCGTAATGTCGCAGATTGGTTTGCCGAGGGGCCGCGTGCTCCCGCTGGGATTCCCGATGACGGACAGGTACTTCGGAAAACACAAGGGCGACGGCGGCACGGTTCTCGCGAACCATCGCAGGGCGTACCTATACGTCCCGACGTGGAGGACGGCGAGCAACCCGCCATTGCCGCGCATCGACTGGGAAAAGCTCGACGCGCTGATGCAAGATGACGAGTTCATTGTGGTCAAGCGGCACATGTGCACGCCCGACCAGATAATGGGCAGGCAGTACGCGCACATCATGGAAGTCGGCAACATGGAGCCGTCGGCTCCGTATGTGATTGACTGCGACGTGCTGGCAACCGATTTTAGCTCGATACTGTTCGATGCCTACGCGATGGGCAAGCCGAGCGTGCTCGTTACCGACGGCGCGGATGGCTACATCGCAACGCAGGGTATGTACGAGGATTATCCGTCGTGGTACGGCTCGCGCTTCGTGGACGCCGAGGGCAACGAAGAGGGATTCCTCGCGATGCTCAGGGACGCATTCGAGCACGGCATGGGCGACGTCGAGCGCAAGTGCACCGAGGTCGTCGTGGGCGAGCGCGATGGGAAATCATCGCAGCGCGTGGCGAACCTCATCGACAAGCTGGCGAACGGCAAGGTGAAGCACGCCGTCTACTGCGCGACGCGCAACATCTACGACGACATGGAAACCGCTGCGAAGTCGCTCGTGGCGAACAGCGACGTGGACGTTGTTCACTTCCTCATAGAAGATGCGGAATTTCCACACGAGCTGCCCGACATTATCGAAGTACATGACGTGAGCGGCCAGGAATACTTCCCGCCAGATGGCGCGAACTCGTGCTCCCGCTTCACGTGGATGGAGCTAATGCGGGCAGCATTGCCGAACATCCTGGACGTTGACAGGGTGCTCTCGCTCGACTGCGACACGATATGCACGGGCGACGTGAGCGACATATGGGATATAGACGTCGAATACGGCTATTTCGCGGCGACGCCAGAATCGTGGGCGAAGTCGCGGCCCGGACTCTACTACTGCAACATCGGCGTGATGCTGATGAACCTGGACAACCTGAGAGAATGCGGCAAGGCAGACGAGATCGTTGACGTGTTGAACTGCCATGCGTTCGCGTGGCCTTGCCAGGACGCGCTCAACTATCTGTGCCAGGGGTTCATCGTGCACATGCCGAGCGGGTTCAACAAATGCCCGTGGGTAGTAGACGACGGAAGCCCGACGCGGATTGTTCACTACGCAGCTCGCAACGATTGGCGCGACGATCCGATAGTTCGCAAATACCGCGACATGCCGTGGAGCGAGGTCATGAAGAGGCATGGATCATGACGGTGCTGATATGCGTGCCGACCTACGAAACCATAACGACAGAAACCTACAAGTCGCTATGGGAGCAGGAGGAATGCGGCCACGATTTGATGTTCGACACCGTGAAGGGATACGACTGCGCACTTGCCAGAATCAAGGCGTGCCAGATGGCGATTGATTACAAGGTCGAGTGGCTGCTCATGGTCGATTCAGACACGGTGTTGCCACATGATGCGATGAAAAACCTAACCGAGCACAACAAAGACGTGGTGCTCGGTTATTACCAATGGAAGATAAAGGACAAGGGCGAGACTTGCCTATGGAGACATGGTGACTGGTCGTCTCGGTATTCGGCTGGCGAACTCCACGCGCTCCATGCGGTCGGCACGAATCTCGTTAGGGTTCAGGGCGGCGGCATGGGTTGCACACTGATTAGAGCGTCAATCCTCGACAAGCTGCCGCGCCCGTGGTTCAGATGGGTTGTGGAGAGCGACGGCTCGGAAACGGGCGAGGATATATACTTCTTCAACCTATGCAAGCGCAACGGCATCGCGGTGTATGCCGACACCCGCGTAGCTTGCGGCCACGTCTACCGAGAGAATCACGAGCTATAACGAAAGGAGGACGTGCCGATGGGCGTGTTCAGAAACTTGCGCTCGCTGTTCCGTCCAGTTCCCGTGTACGTCTACAGCGGCGACTTCGGCGTTCATGTAGAGAATCTGGACGCCGCCGCGCTGTACCGCACGCAGCCGAATCTTAGGGCCGCCATCAGCTTCCTGGCCGATAACGCCGCGCAGATTCCGCTGAAGGTGCATGACAGGAAGGGGCAGAACGACCGTCCGCGAGTCACCGACTCACCCGCCGCATTGCTCTTGCAGCATCCGAACGACGACATGACGCCGTTCGAGTTCAAGCGGTGGATGTATTCAGACCTATTGCTTTACGAGCGGTTCCTGATGGTCGTCGTGCCTAACGCGAACACCGAATCGGGATGGGAGATGCGCCCGATTCCGTCATCTTGGATTCTGAGCTACAACGGGACAAGCCCGTTCTACCCCGACTCAATCGACATAGCGTCGCCAGACAACGCGCCAATCCGCGTACCCAAGGACAAGTTCATACTGTTGCACGGCTACGACCCGACCGACCCGATGCGCCAGTATTCGCGCATATCGGCATTGAAGGAAACACTGCACGAACAGGTCGAGTCAAATGCGTTCAGGCGTCAGATGTGGCATCGCGGGGGAAGGTTCAACGCCTACCTCACACGCCCGAAGGATGTGCAGCCGTTCTCGGATGAAGGTTTCGAGCGGTTCAAGGAGACGTGGAAGGCGTCATGGGCTGGCTCGGAAGCTGGCGACGGAGGCGGTATGCCCATCCTCGAAGACGGCATGGAAATTCGCACGGTTCAGTTCAACTCACGCGATGCGCAGTGGGCAGACTCCGTGAAGCTCGCACGCGAGGACGTTGCTGGAATCTACCACTTCAACCCCGCGCTTCTGTGGCCTGGTAGCGGTCAGACATATGCGAGCGCACGCGACAACGCGAGGGCGCTTTACAACGATTGCCTGTCGCCGACGCTGATGCTCGCGACCGACTCCATCAACATGCGCCTGCTGCCGATGATTGGCGAGCCGCCTACGCACTACGTCGTGTACGACATATCAATCAAGACGCAGGGCACGCTCGAAGAGCGCATCAGCGCATTGCAGACGGCGTGCGGTGCTCCGTTCATGTCGCGTCAGGAAGTACGCGCACTCATGGACTTGCCAGCAGAGCCTGACGGCGAGCTGATCGTTCCGCTCAACGTAATCGAGGGAGGTCTTGCGTCCAACCACGACACGGACCCGACAATCGAGCGATACAACGCGGCTCAGGTGCAGGTGAAGTCGCAGGGCAAGAAGTCACGCGGCAAGCCATCGACCGAGGACGCGCAGGAAATCGCGGCAATACTCCGAAAGTTCTTCAAGCGCCAATCCTCGAAGGTGCTGCCGCAAATCAAGGCAGCAGAGAAATCCGACGAGCCTACATGGTGGGATGCCGAACGGTGGAACCGCGAGCTTGGCGACGACCTCTACGAAGTGTTCATGCGTCAGGCGACCGCGAAGGGCCGCGAGACGTTGCGCGAGGTTGACCTCGATGGTTCGTTCGATGCCGAGCGCATCGAGAACTACATCAAGGCGATGGCGAATGGCAAGGCGACGGCGCTAAACGACGTGACGCTTCGCCAACTCCTGCAAGCACTCGATGACGAAATCGGCGAGGACGCGGAAGGCGCGACGCCCCAGGGCGTGTTCGAGAAAGCCGAAGAGTCACGCGCCTACCGTGCCGGCGTATCGTTCGCGACAGCAGTCGCGGGGTGGGCAACCCTCGAAGCCGTGCACCAGCGCGGCAACGGCAGGAAGACCGTCAAGACGTGGATTGTCACGTCTGGCAACCCACGTGCAGAACATGCCGCAATGGATGGCGAGACGGTCGATTACGACGATGTGTTTTCTAACGGCGCGAAGTTCCCAGGCGACCAGGTTCTAACGCCCGAGGAATCCTGCAATTGTCAATGTCAGGTGGAGATAACCATTTTGTAGAAACGACGCCTTAGAAGCGAACACAGGCCGCGAGAGCGGCCTTTTTTGTTGCCCGAAGGAGGGGAAATGACTCAGTACAAATCATTCGACGTGAAAGCTGCCGACGACGGCGGCGTAATCACGGGCTACGCATCGACGTGGACTCGCGAGCCTGACTCATACGGCGACGTGGTTGCCAGGGGCGCGTTCGCTGAAAGCCTTGCGAATTGGGCAGGCAAGGGCGGCAGGATTCCGTTCCTGTTCGGTCACCGCACAGACGACCCGCAATACAACCTGGGATGGGCAGAGGCCGAAGAAGACGACTACGGCCTGAGGTTCAGCGCCTACCTCGACGCGGAGTCAGAACAGGCGCAATACGTCCGCAAGCTCTACAAGGAGGGGCGCATAACGCAGTTTAGCTTCGCGTACAACGTGCTCGACCAAGCACCCGTGGAGCTGGAAAGCGGCGCACACGCCAACGAGCTGCGCAAGCTAGACATATTCGAAATATCGGCGGTCCAGATTCCCGCAAACCAGCACGCAGAAGTAATCGACGTGAAGGACGCAGAAACGCTTGAAAAGGCGGGGCGTCGCAACAGCGCGAAGGACGCCGACGACCTAGCACGCATCAAGGAGCTTTGCAGCTCCATCGAATCAATCATCGACGGGTTGCTCTCAGAACAGCGCGAGACGCCCGACGAGCAGGAGCCAGAAGCCGAAGCGAACGAGGCAGAGGCCAAGTCGGAGGAGCCGGATACGGCCAACGACGAGGAGCCACAAGTCAAGTTTGACGAGGTTGACTCGCTTCTGAAACAAGCACAGCAACTACTGGAAAAGGAGGAATAGCCATGACACTCATGGAATCCCTCGCCGAAGCGAAGGAATCCCTCGCCTCGGTCAAAGCTGCCGTCGAAAACGGCGAAATGGGGGCCGACGAGCTGTCTGCCGCCATCGAGTGCGTAAAGGACGCACAAGCCAAGGTCGATGCAGCCGACGAAGCAGCAGAGCTGCTCAAGAGCCTGGGCTCCGAAAAATCCGAGCCCGCAGAAAAGGAAGGAGCCATCATGGCCAAGAATCTCGGCGAGTATGCCGCAGAGTACGCGAAGGAGAAGTGCGCGAGCATCCACGAGAAGTTCGACATTTCAACCCCGATGTTCAAGTCAGCAGCACCCATGACCATTCCGTCGAGCATCAGCGGTGCGCTGACCGAGTACAACAAGGACATTGTCTTGCAGCCACGCCGTCCGCTCATGGTCGCCGACCTGTTCGGCGCTGAAACCATCAGCGGCAACGCGCTGACCTACTACGTGGAATCCTCTACCGTCGAGGGCGGCGTCAACACCGTGGCCGAGGGCGCAGAGAAGCCGCTGACCTCGTTCGGCGAGCCGACCGCCAAGACCGTCGCGCTTCAGAAGATCGGCGCACACTACAAGGAATCCGCCGAACTGGTCGAGGATGCCCCGTGGTTTGCATCAAGCATCAACAATCGCGGCATCTACCTGCACCAGAAGTACGTCGAGGATTACCTGATTGGCGTGCTCGCTGGCACTTCCGGAATCGGAACGTCCAGCGAAGCGACCGCAGACGGCATCTTCAAGGCGATGATGACCGTGCAGCAGAATAGCCCGTTCGCTGCCGACGCTATCATCATCAACCCGTCCGACTACCAGAAGCTCCGTCTCGCCAAGGACGCCAACAACCAGTATTACGGTGGCGGCTACTTCTACGGCGAGTATGGCAACGCTGGCATCGTCGAGCAGCCGCCCATCTGGGGACTGCGCACGGTGGTCACTTCCGCCGTCTCCGCTGGCACCTGCTACGTCGGCGCTTTCAAGCTTGGCGCATCCGTGGTCCACGGCAACGGTGGCGGCATGAGCGTCAACATCGCCAACACCAACGAGGACGACTTCATCAAGAACATGATTTGCATCCTCATCGAAGAGCGTCTGGCACTCGCTGTCCGCTATCCTGCCGCGTTCGTCAAGATCACTGGCACCTTCCCCGACCCGAGCGGCACGACCACCGCTTAGTAACAGTCCGAGAACGGGCGCGTCCTAACCGATGCGCCCACTCGACCGAAAGGGGGCGCACATGCTGAAGGAGTATGTGTGGCGAGGCTATACGTGGCAGTTCGAGGAATCCGAGGCACCGCACGACGCGGTGTTGCTGGAAAAGGCGAACAGGCCAGCGAACAAGGCCATGAAGCCAGCGAACAAGGCGCGTACTCCGCGCAAGAAGGCATAGGCCATGATTACCGCATGGGGCTATGAAATCGACGGCAACCTCCCGCCGTTGCTCGACGTTGAAGCCTTCGATTCTATGACAGGCGGGAAATACGACGGCGTTTCGGCAGAGCAGGCGCTCTCGGCAGCATCCCAGGCCGTGCGCAACTACTGCGGCTGGCACGTGTCGCCGATTCTGGAATGCACGGCGAACCCGATGCCTACGCGCGGGATGCTCAGGCTTCCGTCCAACTGTGTGGTCGATGTCGAGTCAGTCACCGAGCACGGCGTGGATGTTCCGTTCGAATGGCTGCGCCTAGGGCTGGTCAGGCGAACGGACTGCAATCCGTGGAGCAGGTCGTGGGGGGCAATCGAGGTCAACTACACGGCGGGGCTTTGCTGCGATGCGGTCCCCGACCTCGCGGAAGCGGTGCGCTCCATCGCCGAGGGCGTGCTGGCGGTATCGGCAGGCGTGGCGAGCGAATCAGCCGACGGCGTGTCGATTAGCTACAGCGCGAACGCCTCATCCGTCGCATCGGCGCTCACCGACCAGTTCAAGGCCGCGCTCGCGCCCTATAAGGTGGTGGGGAGTCATGCCGCTTAGCTTCATGCGGGATACCGTCACGGTCGTGCGGCCCTGGCTCAAATCAGTGCGCGGCACGCAGGTGCGCGACTGGTCGATTACCACGACGGGCGAGAGCGCGACAACGCACGAGCTTAACAACGTGCTCATCACCGCGCAAGCGACCATGCAGGACCGCGACGGGCGCGAGATAAACGTGACCGACCAGCGGCGGCTCCGTTGCATGTACGACGCCGACATTCAACCAGGCGACCGAATCATCTGGAATGGCGTCACATACGAGGTTGACGGCGATGTATTCAAAACAAAGTCGCCCACGGGCCGCGTCTCTTCCACGCGCTGCTCGATTGCAAGGTGGGAAGGCTGATGGCTACGAAGGTGCGCATCGAACTAAATCACGACGGAATACGCCAACTGCTCTGCTCAGACGAAATCGCTGCCGAATGCGAGAAAGCTGCCCAGGAAATCGCGGCACGCGCTGGCGATGGTTTCGAGGTCAAGGAACGGCGAATTGTGGGCTACGGCGGCGGTCGTGTCGGCTATGCGGTCTACACCGCGACGCAAGAAGCACGCGAAGCCGAAGCAGAGGACAAGGTTCTATCCAAGGCGGTGAGATGATGCAGGTAGTAAAGCCAATCGACATAGAGGACGCGCTGAGAATCGACCTCGCGACGTTCGACAACTCGCATCGTTTCTTCGCCCCGCCGATACCTCCCGACCTCAAAGTCGGCGACGTGCTCATCACGCGGGTGGGCGGCTCGAAGGTTTCGGGCGCGTCGAGTGCTCATGACGTGAGCATCGACTGCTACGATGCAGACGACGCGCAAGCGACTCAGCTCGCGGATTCCGTCCACGCAATCGTCACGAGCCTGCCGCTTCGCAGCACGCAAACGCAGTACTCAAACGCGAACGCGAATCTTCCCTATCAGAACTATGACCCGAGAGCACCGCAACTGGCGCGGTACACCTTCCGTGCGACGCTCACGTGCCCTGGTCAGCGAATCACAATCTAGGAGGTCTAAATGGCTCTCAATCCCAAGCACGTTTACGCGCCTACCCCGATTCAGTCGAGCACCGTGGGCGCAGTGGCCGTCGCAACAGAAGGAACGACGGCACCGACCGACGCGACCTCGGCGCTCTCCGCGTCGTGGGACAGCGGCGGGTATGTCTCCGAGGACGGCATCTCCATAACCGTCAACCGCTCGACTACGCCAATCCGCGACTGGTCGAAGGGCGCGGTCCGCAACCTGCTCACCGAGTTCGGCGGCTCCATCTCCATCGGATTCCTGCAAGTTGACGAATTCTCCGCGCAGCGCGTGTTCGGCGCGTCCAACGTCACCACGACCGCTGCAACGTCGGTCAAGGGCGAGCTCATCAAGGTGGAAATTGGCGCGGAGCTGCCTCCAATCGAATCATGGTGCTTCAACATGAAGGACGGCGATGCCCGTATCCGCGTGTACGTCCCTCGTGGGCAAATCACCGACGTGTCACAGATGGACTTCAAGCCCGACGCTGGACACGTAATCGGCGGCACGCTGCAATGCTACGCCAACGCAGACGGTGACTCAATCATCGTGTTCTACGACGACGGCACGAAGCTGAGCGCGTAGCATGTACATCGTTGACGAGACGAAGGCCAGCGACTTCGAGTTCGCAATCGGCGGCGAGGTGTTCAAGGTACCCCGTCGCGAATCGCTACCCGTCCCCGTGTTTCGCAAGATACGCGAGAGAATCGCCAACGCAACCAATCAGGAAGAAGAGGCAATCGATGCCATATTCGACCTGTTCGAGGAATTCTCCCCGGGCGCGATGGAAAAGCTCACCTACGAGCAGGCGCTCGGACTCATCAGGGCGTACACGTCGGATGACGACGGCGACCTGGGGGAATCCTCGCCCTCATCCAACTAGACGAAGAGACGCAAGGCGGCTTCAACTACGACTGCATGACCCTGCTGGGAATGCCGTTCGAGCAAGCCGCCGTCTCTTATGGGTGGGGGAATCTCTACGACTTCGCAAACAACCTGCCCCAAGAATCAGCCACCTACAGACGGAGGCATCCCGAAGAATCCGAGTGCATATCGGCAACGGGGCAGTTCGAGCTTGCCGCGTCAACGTTTGACGCGGTGATGATGTTCGCCCACTTGTTCGCTACGAGGTACGGCTACAAGGGCAAGTCCCCGAAGCTGTACCCGCGACCGTGGGCATCGAAGGGCCAGAAACTCGGTTCTGACCCGATTCCAATCTCAGAATTTGAAAAATGGTACTACGGGGGTGAATGATGGCGGAAGGTGCAACTGTTGCCAATGCATTCGTGCAAATCATGCCCTCGATGGAGGGCGCTACCGACAACATATCGTCGGCGATACTCCCTGGCGTGAACAAGGCGGGAAACGAAGCAGGTGAGGCGTTCGGCGGCATGTTCACGGGCAAGCTCGGCACCATGCTCAAGGGCGTGGGTGTTGCAGCAATCGGCTACCTCGGCATTTCGGCGTTGTCCGATGCGTTCGCCGACGTTGAATCTGGTTTTAACAACGTGATAAAGGCCACGGGCGCGACGGGCGAGGCGGCTCAGAACCTCAAGAGCGTGTACCTCGAAGTCTCGAAGAGCGTTGTCGGCTCGTTCGACGACATAGGCGACGCGATCGGTGAACTTAACACCCGCTTCGGCATCCAGGGCGAGGCGTTGACCACCGCATCCGAGCTGACCATGAAGTTCGCGAAGGTCACTGGCACCAACGCCAAGACAGCCGTCCAGAACATCACGCGGCTCATGAACAACGCGGGTATTTCGTCGGAAAACTACGGCGAAACGCTGGACAAGCTTACAAAGGCATCGCAAGCGTCGGGCATCGACGTGAACAAGCTGACCCAATCGGTCACGGCGAACGCGGCATCCTTCACGGAGTTGGGATTCACGACCGACGAGGCTATAGCGATGCTGTCACAATTCGAGGTATCGGGCGCTGACACAACGTCAATCCTCGCCGCCATGAAGAAGGGACTTGCGAACTGGACTTCCGAGGGCAAGGATGCAAAGGTCGAGTTCGAGAAGTTCGTCAAGGGCGTGCAGGACGGCTCTGTTTCCTCGGCAGACGCAATCAAGCAGTTCGGCGCGAAGGGCGGCGTCGCGATGTACGAGGCCGCGAAGAAAGGCCAGCTTTCCTTCGACACGATGTACGACGCCATCACGAACGACTCAGCGAACGCGCTCGATGCTGTCTACAATGACACGCTCACAGCTCAGGAGAAGTTCGAACTTTTGGGCCAGAACATCACAACGGGCTTTTACGAAATCGTAGAGCCTATCGTTGATGCAATCGAGCCGTACATGGATGACATAATCTCGGCGGTCTCCGAGGCGGTCAAGTGGTTCACGTCCGTTGCCGTCCCAGCAATCTCGACCTTCATAGGCGACGTGGCGACTCTGGTCGAGGGCATCGGCGCGACAATCGACATGTTCGTACAGGCGGCAGGCGAAGCGGGGAACTTCGCGTCTGACGTTGCGAACAAGGTCGGCGAAACCGTAAACAACGTTGTTGCATGGTGGAGCGGCGTACCCGATGCAATCGCTGGCGCACTGTCCGGCTTGGCAGGGACAGTGAGCGGCATATTCTGGGGAGTCGTCGACGCGGTGTCTGGCATCCCAGGCCAAATCATCGGGTTCTTCAGCGGCATAGGCCAAGCGATTACCAACGCAATCGGCAGTATTCATTTCCCAATGCCTCATGTGTCGTGGGAATCTGTCGAGATTTTCGGCATGGAGCTGCCCGTCAAGTTGCCTCACATCGAATGGTACGGACACGGCGGCTACTTCGACGATGCGTCGCTGATTGGCGTGGGCGAGCGCGGCGGCGAGTACGTGATTCCCGACTACGAGCCTTACATGACGAGGCTCGCAAACGAAATCACCGAGCGCATGGACGCAGGCTGCATAACCATCAACTCCATGACGGTCGTAGCAAACGACCCCGAAGACTTCATGGAGCAGATGACCGCGTTTGCAGCCAGGACGCGCAGGCAGTACGCCTAGGAGGCGAGAAATGGCAGCATACACAATCAGCCCATCATCTAACGAGATAATCGTTTCGACGGGCGGCAGCGCGTCGGTCACGTTCAGATGGGGATATACCGACGCGTGGGGTCAGACAGTCTATGAACTAAGGTACAGGCTTTCAAGTTCTGACACGTGGACTACCGTCACGAACACATCATTTGAAACATATACGACTGTTACGCTCACGAATGGCGAGTACGTATGGCAGGTCAGGGGAAACACTGGCTTCTCGCAGTCTGGCTGGTCAGAGACGAGCGTGTTCAGCGTTTACGGCAGGCCGACCGTATCAATCACGACGCCGAGCGGCGTTTCGCCGACGATTACGAGCCTGCCCATCAGCTATGCGATAAGCTACTCCGACACGGATGGCACGTTCGCATCGGGCACAATCGAAGTGCGCGACGGCTCCCAGGTTTTCCTTTTATACAGCGAGCCAATAGACTCGACGCTCGTCGGCACAATCGACGCTGGCGAGTTCCTGCCAATCAACGACCACTATTACACGCTGCAAGCAATCGTGCATTCGTCCACGTCGCTCACGGCGAACGTCTACAAGCAGATATACGTCAGCATATCGGGCACCGACCAGGGCACGCTGATTATAACTAACAACGCGCAGACGGGCTACGTCACGCTGAAGGTCGGATGGGACAACTCGGGCGGCGTTCACGCCGACCATGCATCGCTCTACCGCGTCGTGGGCGGCGTTGAGTTCCTACTCGCCGAAAACCTTGCGAAGAACACGACGATTATTGACAAGTACGCGCCTTTGAACACGGCGTATTCCTACAAGGTCGTTACGTACTCTACCATGCAGGGCGGCAACTTCACGACCAAATCGTTCGCCAACACAATCGCCACTGACAGGTGGTTCGCAATCTGGGATGGCGGCGAGAAGTCTGCGTGGGCAGAGTACAACCCAACGGGCAGCTACAGCCTGAAGCGACCGCAGAAGACGCAGGTTCACTACGTGGGCCGCGAGTATCCCGTAAGCTATGACGGCACGGCACTCGACGAGGTGCACAGCATCACGTTCACGGTCGTTGACCTGGACTCGTGGAGTAACGGTTTCATCGAACTGATGCACGACGGGGGGCGCGGCGTCTACAAGTCGGTTGACGGCAAGGTTTTCCACGCAGACTTCGAGCTTGCGTGCAATCCGAACTACACGTCCATCACGAAGATGGGCACGCTCACGATTACGATCACTCGCATCGAGGGTGATGCGCTATGACGGAGTGGCGCGGCAACCGTGCCAACGAGCGGTACACGTACAAGCGCGTCAAGTGGAATCCTGGATACGCTGACCATCTCGGAGAGTTCGAGACATACGGCAACATCGTGTCCGGAAGCGTGGCACTGTCGGCGTTCACCGACCTCAAGGCGAGCTGCGAGTTCAGCTTCGAGGGCGGCACGCCACCCGACACAGGCGACCTCGTGCGAATCTACTACTCGTTCGACGACGACTACGGCAACCACGCTGAGACGCCACTCGGGACGTTCTTTATATCGGTGGGCGAGTTTGCATACTACCGCGATGGAGAGACGCTGACGGAGCGCGGCTCCGTTTCGGGTTCCTCGACGCTCTCGGTGCTATTGGACGCGAAACTCGGCACGCCCTACACCGTGGCGGCGAACACCAACTGCGTGAACGAGGCCAACAGGCTCGTCAAGTCGTTCAACTTGCAGACCAACGAGCCGACCTCGAACGGCATCAAGGTCAAGTCGGCGCACACGTTCGAGCCAGACGATTCGTGGATAACGGTCATTAATTGGTTATTGACCACCGCGAACTATCAGGCGTGCTACCCGAATCCCTACGGCACTGTCATGCTCGTGCCTTACGTAGAACCTGAAGCGCGGCCCGTCACGGCATCGTTCGCCGACGATTCACAGTCAATCATGCTCCCAGAGGTGAGCATGGCGAACGACTGGTACGAAACGCCCAACGTCGTGCGAGTTGTCTATCAGAACGACAACGAGTGTTTGGCAGCGTCCGCTTCGATGGATTACGGCAGCAGCGCGTCTCTTGCTTCGCGTGGAGGCCGCGAGGTAACGCTCGTGGAGTCGCTCTTCGAGATTGACGGCGCGACTCAGGCGAGCAGAATCGCCAACCTCAAGGCATACGCGAAGCAGACTCTCATAAACAACGCTTCAGAGATTGAAAAGGTCACGTTCACGCACGCCTACATCGTCATACAGCCCAACGATGCGATTCAAATCGACTACTCGGGCATGAGTTGGAAGGGCAACGTCACGAACATGAACATCGAACTTGCTCCCTCGACGCAATGCGTCACGCAGCTTAGAAGGTTCGTGCCCAACACGCTGACCATAACGACGGCAGGTGGGACCGTATGGTGAGCATGGAGCAATTCGCGTCGGCGTTCGGCATCGACACGAAATCAGACGACGTATGGACCACGCTTGGAAAAGTCACGGCGGTCAACGGCGACGGCACGCTTTCGGTGATGCTCGGTGGATCGTCGAGCGCGTCAACGTGCGATGCGTACTGCGTGGCGAGCGTCGATGACGTCGTGTTTGTGGTCATCACGGGCGGCAGGGCGCGTGCAATCGCTGTCAGAGGCGGCAAATACCTGCCCATAACGGGCGGCACGCTCACTGGCACGCTCACAACACCAGAAATCACATACTCGGCAACCAATGCCGACTGGTACTTCGCAACCCCGAACGGTGCGCGTCGTCTCGCTCTAACTGGCGCGAACAATCTTCGCATCGACACGTGGGACTCGACTGCGAATAACGGCAACGGCGATTGGGCCACACACGGATATGTCTACCATTCGGGTGTAGAGCGCACGGCGAACACTGTCCTCGCAGCTCCGAATGGCTCGAATGGCGGTGCATCATTCCGCAAACTTGTCGCAGCTGACGTTACGGGTCTCGGCGATACTGCGAAGGGCGCAGACCAGTCCGCTATTGACTCGTCCACTTCGAGCGTCAGCACGACTTCGGAAACGACGAAGAACCTCGATTCGATAGTGCTGGCACCTGGCACATGGTTGGTCACGTATTCCGTTGAGTTCGCATCTAACGCGAATGGCAGACGTGTTATGACGCTCACGACAAACACGACGAGCATCTCGTCCACGCCAGTCTACATGGTGTCTTGTGCTCCTGCAAACGGGCTGGCGACCAACCTCTCGCGCACGCAGTTAGTAATCAACAGCGGCACCTCCAACATCACGAGGTACCTCAACGCCTACCAGAACAGCGGCTCGGCTCTGAATTGCCGAAGCTGCATTCAGGCCGTGAGAATCGCGTAGGGGGTGAGCAAATGGAAGAGATACTGACAATCCTGGTATCGGTCCTGAGCAGCCTGACGCTTGCGGGCTTGACTGGCGTGTTCAAGATGCTGCGCGACTTCATCAAGGAGCAGCGCGAGGCCAACAGGCGCAACGACGAGTTCAGGCACTCGATGCAGCGTGCGGAAATCGCGAGGACGTTCCGCATCGTGGTCGAGGAGGGAAACCCAGTGACACGCGAGGAGCTGGACCATCTGGAGGCGACCTACAGGGCGTACTCGGGAGACGGCCAGGACGGGGTCGGCACGCTGATGTACGAGCGCATCAAGGAAAACGCCTTCATCGTCACGAAGGTGGACAAAGACATAAAGATAGGGGGTACCGAATGAGCGAAGAGATGAAGTTCGCGTGGAAGCAGTGGTTCAAGGCTGCTGGCATCCGCGCGGTCAAGACGTTTGCCCAGACGCTTTTGGCTACGATTCCAGTGGGCATTTCGGTCGTTGAGGTGGAATGGTTCACCTGCTTAGGGATTGCCGCCTTAGCAGCGATTCTGTCGCTTCTGACGAGCCTTGCGGGACTCCCAGAAGCCGAGTCACCAATGAGGGCCGACTAATGCAGGTCATCGAGAGCCTGGTATTCCCAGGGCGCGGCTACAACTACCCGCAGATGCTCATCATCCACGAGACGGCGAATCCGGGCGCAACGGCTCTGAACCACGTCGTCTACTGGTCGAGCGGTCGGCAGAACGGCGAAGCGCACTATGTCACTGACTGGACGGGCAAGGTTTACCACACGACCCGCGACGATCGTGCATGCTGGCACGTGGGCGGCAACGCCAATTCCTTCACTGTAGGCATCGAGTTGTGCCACGCAACCAATCAGGCCGACTTCGAGAAAGTCTGGCAGACGGGCGTTGAGTTCGCAGCATGGTACCTCGAATCACGCGGTTGGGGCATCGAAAAGATGACCTCGCACCGCATCGCCAACGAAATCTGGGAAACCTACTCAGACCACACCGACCCAGACGGGTACTTCGCCGAGTTCGGCAAGTCGTGGGCGCAATTCGTTCAGGAAGTCAACGAGAGATTGGAGTCAGAAGTGGTCACGCCGCAGGACAAACAAGAGATTGCCCAGGACGTTTGGGGCTACAACTGGAAAGGCACGGCACGCCAGAACAACATGTACGACGTTGTGAACGCCCTCTACGACATGGTTCAGCGCATCGAGAAACGTCTGGATGTCATCGAGAAGAAAATCAAGTAGGTGGTCATATGCGAAGGGGTACGACTCCAACCATCACAGCCACGGTCAACGCCGACATTTCAGACATGAGCATCCATCTGGCGTTCAAGGTTGGCTCCACGCTCATTGTCAAGCAGGGCGAGGATTTGGACGTAACTACCGAGGTTGTTCCTGAGCAGAGGGTAAACGGTCAGATAGTCCAGGAAGAGCATACCGTAACCCATATCTCCACCTCGCTCACCCAAGAGGATACGTTAGCGATGAAATCCGGCAAGGAGTGCGAAGTTCAGATTCGCGCCGTCACCGATGCGGGGGCGGTAGCACTTGCCACGACCATCGGGACAATCCCCGTGAAGCGCATCCTGGAAGAGGGCATGATTGATGAGTGAAATCTTTATAAGCCTCACGGTCGAAGACCCCGCCGAGGCCACGCTCCAAGTAGACGATGACGTTGGGCTGTCTCTGGGACTGTCTGAGCCGTACATCAACGGCGGCACGCCTTACTATGACGGCGAATACGAAATCACGCCATCACAGTCAACTCAGACGCTTGAAACGGCGCATTTGAAGATGCGCTCCAACGTGGTCATCAATCCCATACCAAGCAACTACGGCCTCATAACCTGGGACGGCTCGAAGCTGCGAGTTTCATAAGGAGTAAACAATCATGGCAAAATCGGTCATCATCAACAATGTGACGTACTCCGATGTGCCCTACATCGAGGTACCGCTCAGCGGGTCATCGGGCAACGCCGAGTTTTACGACACGAGCGACGCAACCCTGGACAGCGGCGGCAAGATGCTGTCTGGCGTTACCGCGTATGCGGACGGCACCAAGTACACGGGCAGCATCGCCACCAAGACGGGCAGCGACCTGTCCGCATCTGGTGATACCGTCACGGTTCCCGCAGGCTACTACGCTTCACAGCAGACCAAGGCGATTAGTGCAGGTTCCGCGACTCCTGCCGCGACCATCAGCGGCACGTCGGCAAGCCTATCCACTGGCACCAACACGCTGACGCTCTCAAAGACAATCTCCAACACGCCACAGGTGACGGCTGGCTACGTGGCAAGCGGCACGGCTGGCAATTCGAGCGTTTCGCTCACCGCTTCGGTGACCACCAAGGCGGCAGCGACCTACACGCCTGGCACGTCTGACCAGACGATTGCATCGGGGACGTACCTGACAGGAGCGCAGACCATCAGCGGCGATGCTGATTTGGTTGCCGCGAACATCAAGAGCGGCGTGACAATATTCGGCGTGGAGGGTTCGCTCACGTCTGCCGTGGTCAGTCAGGACGCATCCACCAAGGTTCTGTCCATCAGTTAGGAGGGTTCGCATGGCCCAAAACGTAACAGTGGCGGGGGCGAGCTATTCCGATGTTCCGAGTGTGGTATTGCCGAAAACGGGCGGCGGTTCCGCTGGATTCTTCGACGTGAGCGACACGACCGCCACGATCGGCGACGTGTCGAGCGGCAAGGTGCTGCATCTGGCAGACGGCACCGTTGGCACGGGTCAGGGTTACGCATACCTCACGGATTCGTACAACTCATCAACCAAGACGCTCACGCTGACCGTTGAGCCGCATTGCGTTGCGTGGTGGGGAAGCCTAGACCCCGAACTACTCTACGAGACGGAGTTCAAGAAGAGCGGCAGCACGGTCACATTGGGCGATATGGACTACTCGTCGCTCGACCCGTCCGCAGACACTTCGGCGCACGGAATGAAGTACCAGTTCGCCACGGACTACACCGCCACGAACAACGCCAATCCCACGTTCGACCGCTGGGGCAGTTCGTACCATTCGGGTTCTGCCCTCAACTTCGCGGCATACGATTACTTCGTATTGCAGGACGTGATGGTAGACGTGGCCTACACGGTCACCGAATCCTCGATGGGCAAGGTTCACGCATTGAAGCAATACCAGACGTACTTAAACCCGATAGGCCAGCGTTTTCGCATCAACAGCAGCAATAAGATAGTCACGCCGACAACGACTACCTACGGCACGACAACGGCGCTGACGTTCTCGGTTCCCATGTCGTTGTGCCGCAATGCTTCGAACAACCTCACCGTGGCGGCAGGCATCAGCTACGGCATCTACCCAGGCGCGGCGGCTCCGACGTTCCAGAGCACGGGTGCGCTCACGTCAACGTACATCAACTTCCGCGCCCCGTCATGGAGCGTCCGCACGAACAGCAGCTACATGGCATCGACCGCGTGGGCATCGGTGAGCGCATCGAACACGACGATACGCAACCGTCAGCGACTCTACCGCGTGCGCAAGCAGGACTTGGTGGAGCTGGCGTACCTGCGCATGGAGTCGATGATTGCGAACGGCGAGTTCCCAACGGAGGTGATTTAGTTGGCAGTTATGCGGCATCTGACGGTTGACGGCACGACCTACGACACCGTTGGCGAGGCATTCGTCACGCAGGTTCAGACCAGCGGGACGAAGATAGCCACGGTGTCAATCGACGGGACATCCACCGATATCTACGCGCCGAGCGGCGGTTCGAGCATATCGCCGTACACGAGCAACCCCGCGATGGACGGCACGGCGTCGGCAGGCTCGTCCGACAACTACTCGCGCGGCGACCATGTCCACCCTACCGACACCAGCAGGGCGGCATCTGACCACGTCCACGGCAGCATAACAAACGCTGGCGCGATAACCAGCGACACGAGCGTGGCGAGCGGCGACAAGCTGGTAATAGCCGACAACTCCGACAGCTCGAAGCTGAAGCGCAGCGGCATATCGTTCGGCTCGTCCACGACAACATTCCTGCGCAACGACGGCACATGGCAGACTCCCGCTGGCGGCTCTGGCGGCGATGTGACGTTTTTAGACGTGACGGTGGACTGGGAAGAATACTACCAAACTTTCGCGACTGCGTGGAGCGAGGATTTATGCGTCTATTTCACCGAATATCTTGAAAACGATATCGGCTGGCAAGGCGAACCAGTCACGCTCATTGACTTCATGGCAGCGTTCGGCTACGCGATAAAGACATATCACGACAATAACTAATTCATGATAGGAGGCACGAATGGATAAATTCCTAACCAGCTTCAACGGCTAGAGCCGCGTACATCATGCTCTCCGACTTCACGCCCATCGCCAACCGATGCATCGTTGCGCGATCGCGTGCGAAAGCAAAGCAACACATAAGCAGCTTGCGCCAATTACCACACGGTTGTAGAATCGCGTGCGACTGATTTAAGAATTATCCGACGCGAGGATAAAGGGTGGTGCGTAAGTGGTGCGTTCAATCCATGCACGTGCATTTGCGGACGTGGGACACAACTTGACAAATAACGGCAATGACCAGCACGTACATGCACGGACGTTTGCGAGCGTGGGAAACGACCGCCACGCTCAAACAAGGGGTCGCAAGTTCAAATCTTGTCCACCCGACCAGAAAACGCGCAGGTCAGAGCCTTATGACTCTGGCCTGTTTGCTTAGGTGGTGCGTTTTTGGTGCGTCGAATCCTCCCAGGCTGCGCCAACGGCGCGTGAAACCGCGTCCAGGTCGTCGTGGATGTAGATTCTCGCTGGGCCGAGAGACGACCATCCAGCGTATCGCTGAAGGTCGAACGGGCTCATGAATCTCGCGACCATCGAGAGGTTTGAATGCCTCAGTTGGTGCGTCGTGTAGCCGTCGCACATGAAATCTTCACGGTGGGCATCCCACCATCGCTGGAAATTCTGTGGGCGCATCGTGCCACCGTACTTGTTGCAGCACAGCGTCAGGGCGTCGGCGAGCCCCTTCGCACGGCGTATTCCGCGCCACTCGGCAACCTTATCTTGAAGCACGGGCGGCATGGGCAGCGTGCGGTTGCCCGCCTTGGACTTCGGCTCGTCAATCGCTCCGTTTCGCTCTTTGACCGCCTGATGTATGCGGCAGTAGCCATCGGCGATGTCGGCGTCCAGGAGCGCGAGTGCTTCGCTGCGTCGCAAACCAAGGCACGCCATGAGCAAACACGCCATGACGTGCGCATCGAGCGGCATCTCGCACAGCTTGCCCACGACCAGCATGAGCGCGTCCGGGCTGAAAGCCTCGCGATCCTTGCGGTCGATTTTCGGTTGTTCGACTGACGCCATCGGGTTGGACGAGCACAGCCCGTCGGCGTGCGCCTGGCCCATGATTAGCGAGAGCGCCCCGTGAATCTTCGCCATCGATGTGTTGGTCAGTTTTTCGGCGCGTGCTGGGTTGCTCTTCATCCATGTGAGCGCATCGCGGCAGTCTTGTGGTGTGATAGCGTCGAGCGACATTTTCCACAAGTGAGTGCGCTTTAGAGCGTTTACGCATCGCTTGTCATTCGCCACCGTGTTGGGGGCGTAGCGTCCCGATTGCTCGCGCCAGACGAGCCAGGACGTAGCGTAAACCCCGAAATTGTCTGAGGACGGGACCTTACCTTCTAATTCCTTCACAAACGCTCTCAGGGCGTTCTGCGCCTCCGTCCACGTACCAGCGAAGCGTCTCGACTTGCGACCAACCTCCGTGGTCACCCACAATCTCCACTTGCGGCACTTCGACTTGGGCTTGTTCTTCTCTAGCTGCTCGATCGTCGAGCCTTTAATCTTCATCGCACATCATCACCAATCTGCATCTCATAAAACTCGTTGGGGGTCATTCCGAGCGCGGCGATGATGGTCAGCGCCTTTTCCCATGTAACATCTTTCATATATCCAGATTTGAGTTTTGAGAAATACGATTGGTTAATGCCAGTCTTTGTCGACAGCTCAGAAGCAGTCATTCCCTTCAATTTAAGTGCTTCGCAAAGAGTCTCATAGAAAGTCATGCCCCACCTGCTCTCTTCCCATATGCCAATTTGAGTTTACAGGATGCACATAAATTTGCCAATTGGGAAATTTATTCTTGCAAACTTTCCAATTGGGAATTATGCTTTGTCTAGACTTGCCAATTGGAAAGTGTCAAAAAGGGGGTGAAAATGGAGAACAAAATCAACGAAAAAGTCGGTGCATGGCTTCTTGTTAATGGGAACACCCAAGAGATGCTTGCTCAAAAAATCGGCATCACACGACCGACGCTTGCAAGCAGGTTAAAGGGTGAGTCGAAGTGGACCTGGGATGAGGTCGTCCAAATCGCCCAAATCACCGACTGCTCGCTCAATTACCTTGCTGGATTCGATATGACCGACGAACGCAAGCCAACGACGGTGGTCAGCTAATGACGCGACCTGATGTAAGGCGTAGAGCGATTCTCGAAAGTAGGGCGGGATGCTGGAAGGTATCAACCACATCGCGCAGCATGGGGGCGGCACGGGGCTCCGTTCCTCCCCGCGAAAAAGGGCGGGAAAACCCTATCTCATGACCTTCCCGAAGGTTGGGTCCTCCTTTCCAAGGCTTCATCACCCATGCCACAGCAATCAGCCCATGCCAGGCAGCTTGCCGCTCCCACGTTGCGCGATGAGAGACATAAGAAGGGAGGTAAGCGAATGCTCTACACGGTTGATGAGATATGCCGAATCCGCTACGAATGCGAGAAACCAACACAGGCGCAACGCAACACAATCACGCGCATGTGCCAGGACGGAACGATTCTCGCGCACAAGTTCGGGCGCACGTGGCTCATCGAGATTCCGCTTTTCAGCGAGCAGCCGGACTACGACAAGCTCGCCAACATGGTAGTGGAGAAAATCATCACGCGCTTCGGCGTAAGAAGGAAGGAAATCTATGAACAGAAAAGAAGCGGCACGCCAGAGGTTGCAGCTCCGACGTGCCAACGCAAGAAACTCGCACGGCCAAACGAGTCGTGACGAGTTTACCACAGCGTGCGGTCAACTGCCATACGTCTTCGCACCGACGTGGGCAATCATCGCGCTGGCAATCATCACGGGGGTGGTCGCATGAGCACGATCAGCGTCAAATCAGAGCCGGATGTGTCCGTAGCAGCACTGGCCGAAGCTTGCGCCACGGTTGCACATGCTATCGGGATGGACGACATGCTCATCAGCATTCACGGCGGCGAAGTTGCTCACGTTTCAACCAACGAGCGCACGTGGCTCTACATGAGCGGCGACTGGTATGAGCTTGTCGAGGTGAAAAACGATGGCAACGGTTGAGTGGGAGATTGCGCGGCTCCGTCGCGAGAACGCGCAGCTACGCCTGGAAAACGCGCAACTTCGCGCCGACATTCGCAACGTTCGCGAGTTGAGCGTCCCGCAAGCTGACCAGGGTGACTCACCCGATGAGGTCATCGCGTATTGCGGACTGTGCTCCGAACCGCTGGACATGCTCGAAGATGCGAAGTTCATGCGCTACTGCCCATATTGCGGGGCGCACCTCGAATGGGGTGATGCGCAATGCTGAGTAAGCACAGGCCGCTTCGCACGTATGACGAGCAGTGGATTGTCGAGCAGACCGACCTTCGCGGACTACTCAAGGACGTGGCGAAAGCGTCAGCCGATGCGACGAAGCACGGAGAAGCCGATGCGATCTACTGGAAGGGCGTCGAAGACGCTCTCCACGTTCTTTTTTCACAAAATGGCGTCGATACGCGCATCGAGTTCATGCAGCAAATCAAGAACAAATTGGATAAGCGAATGATTGGAGGCGCGATATGGGACAGTGCGTGCTAGTGCTGGGCAACAGCGGGAGCGGCAAGTCAACGAGCCTTCGCAACTTCGAGCCTGACGAGGTTGGCGTGCTCAACGTCATGGGCAAGCGCTTGCCGTTCCGCAAGAAGCTGCCCACCGTGGACCATGCAAACTACGGCACGATCCAACAGGCGCTCAAGCGCAACGCGCTCCGCGCCTACGTCATCGACGACTCTGGCTACCTGATGCAGTTGGAAAACTTCCGACGCGCAAAAGAGACGGGTTACGCCAAGTTCACCGAAATGGCGTGCAACTTCGAGAACGTTATCGAGTGGGCAACGCAGACAGACGACGACACGATTGTTTATCTGCTGCACCACTACGACGAGCCGGACGCGAACGGCGTTCGCCGTCCTAAGACCATCGGCAAGATGCTCTCCGAGAAGTTCAACATCGAGGGGGCGTGCCCGATCGTAATCGAGAGCACCATCCTGGACGGCAAGCACGTGTTCGTGACTCGCGGCGATGGCTTCAACTGCGCGAAAGCACCGATGGACATGCTGCCCGACGTCATGGACAACGACCTGAAAGCCGTCGATACGTTGATTCGCGAATACTGGGGGATGGCCCCGCTCAAAGTCGAAAAGAAGGAGAAATAAATGGGCTTCAAGAGCAAGAACACCAATTGGACGGAAGTCAGCGCGGCGGGTTCGAGCACCATGCTCCCCGCTGGCGGCTACGTTGCGAAAATCACCGACGTGGAGGACGTCGAGAGCAAGGAATATCTGCTGTTCACCTACAACATCGCCGAGGGCGAGTACGCAGGTTTCTTCGATGGTGACGACCGCGTTTACACGCATCAGTTTCGCCGTTACTACACCGACAAGGCGTCGGGATTCATGCGCAAGTTCCTCGATTGCATCGAAGCGAGCAACAAGAAGTTCACGCTGGACGGCTGGGACAACGACCAGCAGTCGCTCGTCGGTCTGCTCGTGGGCATCATCGTGCAGCGCGAAGACTACACGAATCAGAGCGGCGAGGACCGCGCGAGGATGAACGTCGAGGGATTCGCCAGCGCAGATGACATACGCAATGGGCGCTTCAAGCTGCCCGAGCCGAAGGATTCGCGCAAGAACGACGAACAGTCCGACCAGACTGACCAGACCGACCAGGGCAGTGTTTACGACGCTGACATTCCCTTCTAATGGCACTGGTCGAGGACACACGGCAGCAACGAGGCAAGCACGGCCCGAAGGCCGCTTACTTCGAGTCGATAGGGGAGGGCGTGGTTCGCTGCGCTCTCCCCGTCGGCGATTACCAGCGCCCTGCGAAGGTTGCCGTAGACACCAAGAAGGACATCATCGAGTTGGGCGTTGACTTGAGATCTGACCACGATCGGTTCGCACGCGAGTGCAAGAAAGCAAAGGAACTTGGCACGCAGCTCGTCATCCTCGTGGAGAACGAGGACGGCATCACGTGTCTCGCCGACCTGGAATCCTGGGTTGAGTCTGACGAATCCTTCAAGAAGCGCAACAAATCCGGGCGTGCCGTGCGCTACACGGGCAAGTCAATCGCCAAAGCTTGCGAGACGATGCACAGGGCTTACGGCGTGCGATTCGGCTTCTGCAAGCCCGAAGAATCGGGCGAGCGCGTCATCACGATTCTCGACAAGTTAGGCGGGTGATTACATGGGTTTTCAAGAAGTGTGGTCATCCCGCAAGGATGACCCGCAGAGTTACGGTAGCACAGAGAAAACAAGCTCCTACAAGGCGCGTAGCGCCCTCTCGACCCTGTATGCGTCAGATTACGGGTACGACACCTGGAAAGACATCGGAATCGCTTTCAAGGCCGCTGGTGGCACGCTCGCCGATTGGCTGGCATGGTGCAGCATCGACGCGAGCAATTACGACGAGAAGGTTGCGCGAACGCTGTTCAACTCGGTCAGCGAGGACGGCCCGATTACAGCTAACTCGCTATGGAAGCGAGCCTGGGACGCGGGGTGGGACTGGCACGAACGCTATGACGCGCTGCCCAAGGTCAAGCAGATTCCCAAGCCGATTGTCTACGACTCGGACGGCGAACAGGCAATCGCGCAACTCGAAGCGATGTTTCGGCCCGACGAGTACGCCAATATCGTCACGGATGCGACGAAGAACAACAAGGGCAAGTGGGTGCCGAAAGGCTACGGCAAGCAGTTCCTCGTGCGCGACTTGTGTGCTTCCATACGGAAGTTCGGACTCGAAAAGGCGTTAGGCGGCTACAACCATGAAGCTGGCGTCTGGATTCGCGTCAACCCGACGAACGGTCGCGGCATATCGGACAGCGACGTTGCGGCATTCCGCAATGCCCTAATCGAGAGCGACGACATACCGCTCAAAGACCAGGAGCGAATGCTCTTCGAGATGGGCCTGCCCATCGTGTGCATAACCAGCAGCGGCGGCAAGTCGCTGCACGCGATCGTGCGCGTAGACGCAGATGGTCCTGGGCATTACGCCGACCGCGTGCTCTACATGCACGGCGAATGTGAGAAGTCGGGCATGTCGATTGACAAGGCCAACAAGAATCCGAGCCGACTGACCAGGTTGGCGGGAGTCATGCGCGGCGAGAAACGCCAAGCACTCATACATCTGGGCATCGGAGCGCGTGACTTCCGCACGTGGATGGCAAGCGAGAAGAACGCCAAGTTGTCGTATGACTACGGCATCGAGCCTATGGATATGACGAACGAGCCAATACTGGACGAAGTGCTCATCGATGGAGTTATGCGGCGCGGTGACAAGATGTGTGTAGCCGGGCCGTCGAAATCCTACAAGTCGTTTGCGTTGATTCAGCTCGCCATCGCAATATCGTGCGGCGGCAAGTGGCTTGGGTGGAAATGCAAGCAGGGCCGCGTGCTCTACATCAACTGCGAGCTGCGCGGCGAGTCGTTCCGTAGTCGTGTGTGGGAAGTTGCCCACGCGATCGAGTGGGCAAGCGACGACCAGATAGAGCAGAATCTCGACCACTGGAATATGCGCGGTCGCACGCAGTCGCTCGCCACGAGCAAGGAGCACATCATCGAGCAAGCAGAAGAACGCGGCTACGACGTGGTGATACTCGACCCAATCTACAAGCTGTTCGCGGGTGACGAAAACTCAGCCGAAGAAGTCAGTAAGTTCATGCTGCTCATGGATGAGCTGGCGATGAGGCTGCACGCGAGCATCGTGTATTGTCACCATCATTCCAAGGGCGCGAAGGGCGATATTAGCGCCCAGGACAGATTTAGCGGCAGCGGCGTGTTCGCACGCGATTGCGACGAGTTGATTGATATCTCGCCACTCAACCTGAAGGACCACAGCCCGACAGAATGGGGTTACGAACCAAACGCAACGGCGTGGCGCATTGAAACCGTGATACGCGACTTCGAGCCGATATGGCCCTTCGATGTGGTCTTCGAGTACCCGCTGCATCACGTAGACGAGACGGGGTTCCTGAGCGACTTCAAGCTGTACTCGCCGCAATCCGAGGGCGGCAATAGAAGCGGTGAGCAACGCCGCGAGATACGCGACAAGAACATCACGGAGCTAGAAGAATACTGCGCTTTCTACTACGCGGACAGCAAAATCCCGCTGTCTGCGTCGTTCTTGGCTGGCGAGTTCGGCAAGTCTTCAAGGACGATTGTCGCGTGGGCAAACAAGGCCACGAGCCTGCGCGTCGAGAAGGTCAAAGGGGCCAATTTCGTGGTCCCGCTGACGATGGAAATGAACTAAAAAAAATGAACTGCGGAAATGAACTATCTGACCTGCGGAAACGTAGAGCGGAAACTGAAACGAACTCTATAGTTCGATTCCAATCTGCGGAAGCGGAAATTAACTCTTTTAATAGCTTAAAGCTATTTCCGCTGACGCGGAGTGGCCCCGTAAACGAGGCGTGTGGACGCCGCCTCGTTATCCGGTTCCACGGCCATGAAAGCTCGATTCTGCGGAAAGGAAAGCAACAATGGAAAACGAAGAAATGGTCATGATTCCAAAGAGCATGTTCAAACAGCTCGAAACACTGCTTAACATCAAGAAAGGCCACAATGTATACGACGATGGTTTGAGAAGATACTATTGCGAGAAGTTCGCGAGCGAGGTAGCTAAGTGCGGTTTCCTCGACATCGAAGACATGCAACCTGAACATGTTATGGGAGCGATGATGCTCTGGTGCTGCATGAACGGCGTTGACTTGGAAAAAGTTAAGACTTCGAGCGGCCACCCATTACAAGGAACAAGTAACATGCTATCTCGATTGCTCGTGAATAATTACGGCTACTATAGATTGCCGAACAAACACCTCGCGAAGAATACAGAGGTATCCAATGGTTAGCACGATCAATTCACTAATCCTCGCCTACATCCTCGCGCACTCCGCTTGCGTGGACATGGACGAGCAGGTTCGCTACGAGCAGCTTGCGCAAATCGCGGAATCACGCGCCCAAATCGCGCAGGAGACGTGGGAAGTCGATGAATGGTATTTGGAGCCGACTTACTACTATTCGGGCGATATAGCGGATTACACGGCCTACGAGTGGGAAGTACCGAGCGACGGACTGAACTCGTGGAGCGGCGTGAACTACCACGACGGGCGAACCGAGACGTTCTATTCGTCACAAGTCCTTTACCACTATCGCACTAACGAATGGTGGTTGGATGATGAAGGGTTCTACCGCACGGACGAAGGT